GCGGCACCGGAAAAGATGCGACAGGACTGGTCAACGGGCAAATCCTGATTGCCAACACCGTCAACACTGGATTCGATCTTGCTGCGGTTACTCAGACTGCCCCAGTCATTGTGTCAACGGATAAGGGTTCTATCAGACTCTCGCACGCACGTTCAGGAGTCACGGCCGCGACATACGGAAGTGCTTCGTTGATTCCTGTCATCACTGTAGACGATAACGGACACGTTACAACAATCACCACATCAGCCGCAAGTGGACTGCCAGCCGCAACTGCGAACGGGCAACTCCTTGTTGGTAATACGGTGTCAAGTTCCTTTGATGTGTATACACCGGCTCAATCGGCACCTGTTATTGTCACAGTGGGCAAGGGCACAATTACATATTCCCATGCACGTTCTGGTGTGGTCGCATCCACATATGGAAGTGCTTCGTTGATTCCTGTCATCACCATAGATGATAACGGGCACATCACAACAGCGACAACCGCAGCGGCGAGTGGATTGCCGCCCGCCACAGCAAACGGTCAGACGCTTATTGGAAATACTGTCAGTGGAAGTTTTGATGTCTCACTCATCGCACAAACGGCTCCTGTTATTGTGGTTAATGGCAAGGGAACGGTTACTCTGAGCCATGCAAGTTCTGGCGTTGCTGCATCCACCTACGGAAATTTTCACCAGTTACCGTCCATCACAATTGATGCGTTTGGACATATCACGGCGGCTGCACTTCAGACAATTACACTGAACATTGCGCTTGGTGGTGCCCTAGCAGAAGTTAATGGAGCGACTGCGAACGGACAGGTGCCTATTGGTAATACAGTGAGTGGTGCGTTTGATGTGGTTCCTATTGCTCAGACAGCCCCAGTCATTGTCACGAACGGTAAAGGGACGATCACTCTTTCCCATGCTTCTTCGGGAGTTGTTGCATCCACGTATGGCAGCGGTACCCTGGTTCCTGTTATTACCGTGGACGCGCTCGGTCACTTGACCACCGTAACAACTGTGGCGATTACAGGTGGTACCGGAGCGATTTCTAAACAATCTACTACGGGACTCGCATTCGGCAATGCGGCTGTAGATGCGGCTGTATTTGTTATTACTGATGCGGCTGTTGGAGCGTCCTCCATCATCACGGGTCAAATAGCATATGTCGCACCTACAGGAAAAGACCTCGATGAGGTTGAAATGGATTCGTTTGAATTGAAATTCGCTCCAGGTGTGGGTCAATTTACGGTGTATGTGAAGTCCTTGGAAGGCTATGTCACTGGCAACTTCACATTAAATTATACTATATACTAATTAAAGGGGTTATCATGGCGTATATTGTTGATGGTTCTGAATTACAAGTAGGAACGAAACTCACGGTTGTCGCAACTCCCGCGAATTCCGCGTCTGTGACACGCTATGGTACGGATGGGCGCGATGTCTCATGTCAATCTAAAGCGACCTATTCCTGTGTGGGGGAATTTACTCCCGCAGCGACACCGACTGATATGGTGATGATTACAGGAAGTCCGACTAAGACGATTCGGGTAGTCTCCATGTACTTTACAGCCTCCAATACTCTTGGAGGTGTCTCGGAAACTTTATTTCTTAATAAGCGTGTGATGCCCAATTTCGGTGGAACTTTTGTCGCGGCAACCGCTGTTCCGTTTGATTCATTGGATGCCGCGGCGACCGCACTAGTGGGGCATTATACGGCGAATCCCACGACGCTAGGACAAATAATGGGAACTATCAATAGTGTGCGTGTGGCATTACCCCCTGTTATACCTACCTCCTTTGCGGGTCATGCTGAAGATGCAGGAGTGGAGTTGTTGCCCTGGCTTTCAGCATCAGTCCTTGATAAGATGGTCACGCTTCGGGGTGTTAGTGAATGTATGGTAGTCAACTTCAACAGCGCCCCGTTGTTTGCGGGTGAAGTTCACGCATATCGTATTGTATGGACAGAAGAATAATCACAACAGAAGAATAAACACATAGGAGTAATTTATGGCAATTATAAAATCAGGGGCGACTGCGGACCTTCTCACCATTGACCCAACTAGCAAGGCAGCGAGAGTCACTGTGTATGACACCACTGGACGCGATCTCTCTGTCCAATCCAAAGCGACGTATGCGGCGGCGGGAACTTTTACCCCACCCGCAACACCTGGCGATCTTATCACGATCAGTGGAAGTTCATCTAAGAATGTGCGTGTGATTTCTGTATTCGTGACGACCACGACCACCGCTGCGGGGTCCATTCAATTGTATCTTGCAAAGCGTAGCACGAACAGCACAGGGGGCGCGTTTGTATCTGCAACGGCTGTTCCGTTTGATTCTACAGACCCCGCAGCGACAGCAAACGTAGGGCATTGGACCACTGTTCCTACTGAGGGAACTTTGGTTGGGAACACATCCATCATTCGTATTGCGACTCCTGTAGCGGTTCCTGCCACATTTGCAGGTATCGTAGAGGACGCAGGGAAAGAACTGCTGCCGTGGTATGTCCATTCTGTTCTTGATAAACCTATCGTACTCCGTGGAGTAGCCCAATGGTTGGTGGTGCATTTTGCACGGCAGGCTCTTGTTGCGGGGCAAACCCATGCGTACAGGGTTGTGTGGACTGAGGAGTAAGACATGGCTGTTATCAAATCGGGCAACTCATACGATCATTTGATTGTAGACGCGAATAACTCAGCGCGTGTGTCAGACTACAACACTTTGGCGCGACCTATTGCTCGTCAGGGGGAAAAGACGTTTGTGGTGAGTGCGGCGTTTACCCCACCCGCAACACCCACAGACTTGATACAGATTAGTGGAAGTGCGTCAAAAGTCGTGCGCGTCTATTCCATTTACTTTGGAGCGACGAATACGGCAGCAGGATCACAACAATACTTTGTGCTTCGTCGCAATTCCCCTAACATTATCACGACGGTCAACTTCGTCATGCCTGGGGTGGTCTCACTGGACTCGCAAGATGCCCCTACTGCGATTGCGGGGCATTATGTCACCACAACCCCACTGGCAGCATCCTTGGGGAACTCAATAGGAAACATCAACATCGTGCGTTGGGCTTCCCCTTTGCTAGTTCCTGGTGCCTGGGCGGGTGTGGTGCGTGAAGCGGGAAAAGAACTCCTTCCTTGGGGTCCCTTGTGTCTGTTAGATAAGTTTATCACGCTTCGTGGACCCACTCAAATCCTGGCTGTGAACTTCAACGGGGCAGCACTTGTCGGCGGGCAAGTCCACACCTATCGTATCGTGTGGACCGAATCCGACACATAAATAGCGATATAGGAGAATACGTATGGCAGTTATCGCAACTCGGCAACAGTTTATTGATTACTGCAAGCGCAGACTTGGGCATCCGGTCATTGAAATCAATGTGGATGACGACCAAGTGGATGATCGTGTTGATGAAGCCTTGGAATTTTGGCAAGACTATCATTTTGATGGCACAGAAAAACTCTATCTCAAGCACAAGATGACTCAAGCGGATATGGACCGTCAGTATATCCTCATTCCCGATAAAATCGTCGGAGTCACCGCAGTCTTGCCATTTGATGATTCTGCGTCCTCAGTAAACATGTTTGATCTGCGCTATCAACTCCGTTTGCATGATCTCTACGACTTTACTTCCGTCAGCTATGTCAGCTACGAAATCACCATGCAGCACTTGAGAACCTTGAATCTTCTGTTCTCAGGCACGCCACAATTCCGGTTTCAGCGGCATCGCAATCGCCTGATGTTGGATATCAATTGGGCGCAGGATGTCCACGTAGGCAGTTATGTCATTCTTGAATGTTATGGAAAGATCAATGGTGATCTGGTCACGATGCCAGGGACCGTCAGCATCGCAGCAGGCAACACCTACCTTATTGGTGCGGCAGGCGCAACTTTTGATGCCAATTTTATTCAGGATGACGAAATCATTGTCAAGACGGCGGGTGGGGATGTCTCCGTCACTTGTGCGGGAATCCTCTCCAACAATGCCATGCGAACCTTTACGGTATGGACCACCACAGAAACAGGATTGACCGCGTATCAAGTGGGCAATGCTGATGTGTGGGGTGATCGTGTGTTGAAGGATTTGGGCACCGCCTTTATCAAGCGTCAGTGGGGCACAAACCTGAAGAAATTTTCAGGAATTCAGATGCCTGGTGGTATCACCCTCAACGGGCAACAGATTTTTGATGAAGCAGAAGCAGAGATAGCACGGCTCAAGGCAGAGTTCTTGACGTGGAACACCCTCCAATCAGACTTCCTTATGGGGTAAAACGATGGCACTGAGAAAATTCCGACGATTCATTCAAGAAGGGTTGCCAGCATTCAAAAAGAATAATCTTACGGTTATGTCTTTGGACACCTTTCTCAAGAGCAACCTAAAGGAAGATTGGAGTCCGTTAGGTGCGCACACACGATTGCTCCCACCAGAGGAATTGCAAGGCTACGCCGGGCGTATTGTCGGGCAGACCAAAGGCAAACTTGAAAAATATCAGATGCCCTATATTCATCGCAGTAATTTGGTTCCGATCAAGGACGAGAATGGCAAAGACTTTGATCTGGATAAATTGCGTCAAATGATTACCAAGCGACCCGCCGCCCTTCTCAGCCGTAATAAGAAGATGGAACATTCCGGTGGCACTGATCGGTTTTTTGATATTGGACTTCCCGCCCTCAAGGGATTAGCGGTCAACGAAAAGAGCGGAGAGTTCGTCATTGTGGATACCTGCCCCGGTGCAGGAACCTGTAAGACCTTCTGTTACGCGATGAAGGGTGGATATGTGCAATTCAAAGCCTCTAGTTTGGGGGCGACTCGCACCTTGAACTTCTTGCTCAATGACCCCGAAGGCTTCAAGCACATGCTGACCACAGAAATTGCGATTCAGGTCAAAGCCTCAGCGAAGAAGAATCAGAAGGTGATTATCCGTTGGCATGACGCAGGAGATTTTTTCAGCCCTGAATATATGGACGCTGCCTTCTCTGTGGCAAAACAATTTCCAATGGTGGAATTTTATGCGTATACCAAGATTGCCGCCGTCGCCCAAGCCAGCAATAAGCCAGGGAACTTCATCTTCAATTTCAGTGGTGGGGCGCAGCCTTCACAAGAAAAACTGATTAGTTTTGTCACCACCAAGCACAGCCGCGTAGTCCCGAAGAAGTTGTTTGATGATCTCATTATGCGTGAAGGACGTAAGCAGACCAAAGACGAATTAGGTCGTATGCAATTCAAGAGTGCTGCCGACCTTGATATCTTTAGGCATCGTCTAGCCCACCAATACGCCATCGGTGATATTGCCACCATCATCACCTATGATGAAATGATGAAAACGCCATTACTCAACCCTCAGCACCAAAAGGAAAAGGGGCTGTCTTATCCATATTGGAATGTCCTAGTCTGGTCTGGACACGGTGACGATAGTGCAAACCGACCTGATGTTCTTGGCACGTATCTGTTGATTCACTAAGAGGTATATCATGGTCACAATTTCTGAAGCCGCGATAGCGAAGATCAAGGTATTCATGGCTGACGATGCCGAAGCCAAGGGGTTGCGCGTCTATGTCAAGGGCGGCGGCTGTCATGGTTACTCTTATGGCATGGCACTAGAATCCAAGATTGAAGAAGATGATACGGTCATTGAAAAGGGTGGGATCAAGGTCGTTATCGACTCACAAAGCGCACCGATGCTTGTGGGGGCAGATATTGATTACACGGACACGCTGCAAGGATCAGGCTTTGCAATCAAGAACCCACAAGCAAAAAGCACTTGTGGATGCGGGAGTTCATTCTCATAAGGACCTATGCCTACTAATCAATACTTCAACTTCTTTCCTGAGACAGTGACCTCAGAGCAATTGCTCATTGAGGACTTGGTGATAGAAGCCAACAAAATTCATGGTATGGATGTCTATTATCTGCCGCGAGAATCGCGTGACCAGATTGACAAACTCATGGGTGAAGATCAACTCAAGACCTTCCCGCAAGCCTACATTATTGAGATGTATGTGGAAAACATCGTGGGGATGGATGGGGTTGGGGATATTATCAGTAAGTTTGGCATGGAAATCCGCGATGAAATGACCCTACTGGTGTCGCGCAGACGATTCAACTTTACCATTCCTTCCTTGGTCAGACCCCGCGAAGGAGACATCATCTATGTCCCCCTCATGCAAAATTTCATGGAGA